TAAAACTCAACTTTGTCTAAGTTTGTTCCTTTTGTAGCAACAAGTCCTAAAGTTACATAAGTATCATTTTCCATTGTTGATTTTGTAGTATCAGCGAACTCTACTAAAGTTTGTGTTCCACCAGATTCAGTAGTTCCTTTTACTATAGCAGTACCATCAACTTTTACAAAACCAATAACGTTTGCTGATAGCAAAGCATTTTCTGGGTTTGTAGTAAATGCTTCTGTAAAACCAACTAAAAAGTCAGTTTGTGTAGCATCTGATATTTTTACTCTAGTTTCAAAATATAATTTTTTACTAGCTGATGTAGGTAATGCAAAAGATTCTTGTTTTGCTTGTATTGATGCACCATCGTTATCAGTAGTAGCTGCTGAAGTTAAATTTACCTCACCACCTGTGCCATCTGCTGCAATTGCTGCTGATGCACCTGAATCTTTTACGATAGTCCAATTGTGTGTTGCGTCTAATGCACCCTGTTCAAAATCATCCATATAGGTGAATTGATCGGGCCACATAGACATTTTTAAGTTTTCAAATGCACTTGCATTTGAGAATAGTACTGGGCCTTTAAAATGTGTAGCCATGTTATACTCCTTTGCCTGTATAGGGCTTTCGTTACCTCGTCACTATACTGTACTGCCTAGCCAGCCTTGGTAACTGTTTACTAGGTAGAGTGGGCGAACTAATTTCGCCCACTCTTAAAGATTTACGCTCCTGGTGAAGCGAAGATACCTCTCCAGTCAGAGAATCCAAATGAATATCTCTCTCTAGCTTTGTATCTAACATTACCAGTATCGAAGTCGCCTTCCATTGCAGTTCTGATTGGTGCTCTAACAAAGTGTTTTAAGCCGTTTGGTGAATCAGTTTTAATGAAGAACGCATCAGTATCAGTTAGGAAGTTGTTTACCACATAACCTTGTGGAACCATTCCCATGTTTTTTAATGCGTTGATGTCATTATCAGCTGTGCCAATTCTGCCATCAGATTTCATTAATCTTTCTGCAACAAACTGAAGTTGAACTGGAATAATCATTTTCATTCCTTGAAGAGCGATTTTTAAACCTCTCTCGTCTTTCATATCAGCGATATCAATTAACATCTGCTCAAGCGAAGTTTCGTTTAAGTCAGCTGCAGTAGAAAGCTCGTTCTTTTGGTCTCCACTTAGCGTTGGGTGGTCAGTAGCACAAAGCTCCTTACCATCACCACCAGCAAAACTAGCATTGAACGCATTGTTCAATATGTTTGCTGCTTTAATTTGCTTAGTGTTAGCCATAGATCTCGCTAACGCTTTTGTATATCTAGTGCTGATTTTGTCGTAGAGGTTATCCTCTACAGCTTCTTCAGTTAGTGAGAAAGCCAAAGCAACAGTCTCGTGAGTGTACCTTGCAGTGAAAGTCTCTTGAGCGTCTTCATAGGTTACCCCTTGACCCTCAGGCTTTACAGCTGCATTGGCGAACCCACCAAGCATTACTTCTTCTTCAAAAGCACGATCAGAACTTTCCTCATCGAAAATTTCTGTGTGCTGGTTTTCGTATCGGTCATACTCTAACCCAAACAATGCGTTTAAGCCTGGTTCGAGTTCTTTGACCAATTGCATTCTTGAAATTACCATTGTTCAATATCTCCTAGGTTTATACGCCTGCCCCGTTATTATAGTAAAGGTGCTCGTTAAACTTAACAATAAAGTTAGCGTTTGCAGAAGCAATATCACTATTATCGGGATCTTCAGAAATTCGGATTATTCTAAGTTGCGCAGTTCCGCCAGCAGCAGAACCAAGCGTGTTTCTAGATTGTCCGTCAACAGTAGAACCTGTNCCAGCTACNTGATCAGCGTTGTCGCCGATAGCAGTTTGGCCTAAAGTTCCATTGTCTTGAATTTCGAATAGCATGTTTGGATCATCATAGACAAATGCCTCAATATCACCGCTGGATGGTGTAATACTACCAGGGTAATAATTTGAGAACGTTGGCTTTTTAGTAGTAGGATCATTATAGAAGCAACCGTTAAAAACACCTAAGTTAGCAACATCAGTAACAGCACTTAATTGTACCGTTCCTGCAGCTACTAGCTTTACGATATCACCTTTAAAAATTGCAGTGCCGTAGCCATCAGCAATTTTGTATTTTGATGTACCTTGTGTCATCGGAGCGCTTCCTAATCTACCCACTGGTCTCATGCCAAATGGCGCATTATTATTAGCCATGATTATCTCCTTACATAATTGTTATAATACACTCACCCTGAGTGTATTAAAGTTTTGTAACTGTGTGGGAGAAACTAAGTGTTTCTTTTGCCACCAAATGTTACGCGAGAACTTCTCTCTTTCGAGATAGGCATGCTAGGATGTTGGTCCTTCATTGGATCATTTGCAACAGCGTCATCTTTATCTTGCGTAAGTTTTGCAAAATATTCTTTTCGTTGTTCAACGATCTCGTTAGGGATCCTTGCTAGCATTAAACCTCCAACAGCTATAACACCTTCGTATCTACCTGAATCAATTGATGGCCATTCCAATTCTGGATATTCGTCTGCTCTGACAAATTCCCATCCTTCTCGTAGTCTAGCGGATACATTTTTTTGATCCATTTGTCCTACTGCTTCGGCCCTTATCCAACGGTGTTTAAATCCGTTAGGTGCAGGTGGTGCATCTAGTTGTGACGGTGGAGTCCATACTTTAGGACGTTCTCTTTTAGCCCTAGTTTCTGACTCGCGTGACGGTAGTTTTGTTTTTGTATTTGTATTCATATGCCTACTCCTTCACGTACTTCGCATATTCGCTTAGTGGCACACCTAGTTTTTTTGCTATGGCTACCTGTGACGGTGTGAGTCTCACAGAACCTTTACGCGCCTTTCCTGGTGCTGCTCTGTTAGCAGAGGCAACTGTTTGGGAAGGCGAAACTTGTTGTCCAAATTTATGAGGAAAAGTATCCCTCATTCTTTTGTCTACTTCACTATAGTATGAATCTGACTGCGGGTCAAATCCTTCTTCCATTAGTTTACGATGAATTGAGAAAGAAGTCAAGGTCATTGGTTCATCTGTACCAAACCATTCATTCTTTTCAGCCCAATCTTTAGCTTTTGGGTCAGGTTGACGAGGTGGTGCAGGTTGCCTAGGCATTTGTTGCTGAGGCATTTGTGGTTGATTTGGGTCAACCCCTTGAGCTTGCATCTCCTGTTGTAGTCTTTCTCTTTGTGCTTTGTGTGAAGCTGCACGTTCTTCTTCTATAGACAATCTACTTATTTTAGCTTGCGCTTCTACTTGTTTATCTACATCACCAAGATCCATAGCTTGTTTTAGTTCGTTCTTTGCTTGTGCCATCTGTGCTTCCACACGATCGGCAAACTCAGTTACGTAACCAGTATCTATTTGATTTGATCTTGCTGCTTGAGTCTGTGCTTCTTTCTGTACTCCTTGTGCATATTGCACAGCAGCTTGTTCACGTCTTTCAGCTTCTCTTAATTTTTTAGTTAACTTATCTATTCTTGATTGAACCTTGTGTCCGTAATCATCCATTTCTTCTGAAGATGCTGTTTCTACTTCGGTTTCTACAGCTGGTGTATCTTCATCAGAATTTATGGTTTTTGCAGTATCTGCTATTTCTACATCTACAGATGAGCCAGTGTTAGGTAAATCTACCATCTTTTCGTCTGCCTCACTCTGTGTCTGCACTTTATTTTCTGCAGGCATATTTTCTCCTGTTAAGTTTTAAATTGCAAGATATCCTCTGGGTCCTTTACCACAGCAATTATCTCGTCCTCATTTAGTATCCTAACTTCACCACCTTCTATTCCAAACCTAGATCCAGCGTAACGACCAAATATAATCCAATCGTTTACTTTACACCAAGGTCCATTTGGAAATCTCTCTTCATCCTTATAACAATCTGGTCCTAGTTTAAGAACCAAACCAGTGACTGTTGTATAGCCACGTTCTTCCATATGTTGATCTGTTAATATTACACCACCTTTTGTTTTGCCTTGTCCTTTATAAGGTAAAACTAACAAACGCCATCCTGTTGGATCTGGTAAACGTTCTAATACTTTTTCTGTGGGTAAATGCTTAATATCTTTTGTAGCATCTTCTTGTATTT